TGACGGTGAAGCTAACATTGTAAATACAGGTGCTGCATCTACTTATGCGGCTGCTGCGTTAGCTCTTGTTGGTGCTGCAGATACCATTGATGTTGTTATCGCTGGTGCTGCTGCTGCAACTGGACGCTTACGTGTCTATGCAGTAGTTGCAGATGTTTCTGCTGCAATGACTGAGGCTGCTTCAGCCCAGCGTGACTTGCTGTAACACTACACTAAACTTTGGGGCTGGCTTTGTGCTGGCCCCATTGCTGCATTTTAAGGGATTATAATGGCGCTTACATTTCTTACATTAACAAATGAAGTTCTTACTCGTATGAACGAAGTGGTGCTTACCTCCACTAATTTTACAGATGCTAGGGGGGTTCAGATACAAGCCCAGAACGCTGTTAATGAAGCTATCCGACACATCAATCAAAAAGAATTTGCGTATCCATTCAATCACGCTACTAACTCCTCTACTGTAGTTCCGGGCGTGGTAAGGTATGATATACCTACTGGTACAAAATACATAGATTATAATACTGCACGAATAAAAAAAGATACTGATGTTAGTTCTTCTGGCGTTAACTTAAAGAGACTTAACTACAACGAATACATAAGTAAAGAGTTTGCCAACCAAGAAGATGAAATTGAATCATCAACTCTAAACGGCTCACACACAGATTCTGTAACTACACTGACACTTGTTTCGACTACAGGTTTCTCAGCTGCAGGCAGTGTCTATATTGGTAGTGAGTTGATTTCTTATACTGCTATCTCTGGCAATACTCTCACAGGCTGCACAAGAGGTGCTGATGGTACTACTGCTGCAGCCTATGCTAGTGGCGTAGTAGTTACACAGTTTGATAACGGAGGTGTGCCTCAGTATATTGTACGCACCCTTGATAACAATTATTTGTTGTACCCTTACCCAGACAAAGAGTACACACTACTATATGATTACTTTACTTTCCCTGATGATTTGACTGCACATGGAAGTGTTACTTCTATTCCAGATAGGTTTAAACCTGTAATCACAGATGGGGCTACTGCCTTTTTATATCAGTACAGAGGAGAGATGCAACAGTATCAAATTAACTTCCAACGTTTTGAAGATGGCATTAAGAATATCCAAAGCTTATTAGTTAACAAGTTTGACTACATTAGATCAACAGCAATAAACAGGCCTTCAAACGCCAGCTTCGGAGCAACTTTTTAGTGCCAGATAGTTCCCAAGTACAACCAGCAGCATTTAACTGTGAAGGTGGTTTAGTTTTAAATCGCTCTTCTTTTCTTATGCAACCCGGTGAGGCTTTAGTTTTAGAAAACTTTGAGCCTGACGTTGAGGGTGGCTACAGAAGAATGAATGGCTTCCGTAAGTTTGTTAATCATATTGTGCCTCAGACTTCTGCTGCTTCTGAAAGAGTTATTGGTGTAGCTAACTTTGCTAACAAAGTAGTTGCAGCTAGAGGCGAAAGAATATATAATGCGGCATCTACTGAGTTAGCTACTGCTATAACTTCAAGTGAAACTATGTCAGGGTCTGGAATAATTAAAGTAGACTCAGTAACAGGGTTTACTTCTAGTGGTACAGTACAAATTGAAAGCGAGATATTTACTTATACAGGCATTAGCTCTACGGTATCTCCTAACGAACTTACAGGAGTAACTAGGGCTACCTCTAGTACTTCAGCCGCTGCACATCTTGGTAATGTAGTAGTATCTACTTCGTGGACACAGATTGACACAGGCAGGACTAACGCAAACAAATATAGATTTGAACGTTTTAATTACAATGGCACAGATAAAATTATCTTTGTTGATGAAGTAAATGCACCTGTAGTTTTTGATAGTTCTTTTAATGCAGTAGATGTTAGTAACGCTGCAGTTGCAGGCTCTAAGTTTATAGCATCTTTTAAAGATCATATGTTTTACGCAGGTAAGTCTACTACCCCAGAAGAAATAGTATTTAGTGAAGGTTTTAATGAAGACGGTTTTAGTGCAGGTGTAGCTCTTCCTTCAGGTAGTATTAGAGTAGACGATACTATTACTGGATTAAAAGTATTTCGTGATGCTTTATTTGTATTTTGTGAGAACAGGATATTTAAATTAACAGGTAATACTTCATCTGACTTTAACATGATACCAGTTACTAGAAGTATTGGCTGCCTTAACGGAGACACTATTCAGGAATTTGCAGGGGACTTAGTGTTCCTTGGCCCTGACGGTTTAAGAACAGTAGCTGCTACCGCAAAGATTGGTGATACAGAGCTTGGCACAATTAGTAAGAACGTACAGTCTATCTTTGATGCTAACATTAGAGACTCTGCATTATTTGAAAGTGTAGTGATAGCTGACAAAACACAGTACAGAATATTCTTTACTAAAGATGGGCAGGCAGAAGGAATCACTAGAGGTGTTACTTGTGTTATGAAAGCTGAGGGTTATGAGTTTTCTGAGATAAGAGGAATAAAACCTACTGCTACAGATACTCTTGTAATTGCAGGTGACGTACTGGTACTGCATGGAGATAACAACGGATTTATACAGAGACAAGAAAAGGGCAACACCTTTGATGGAACTCCTGTACTAGGTAAGTATAGAAGCTCCGACTTGTCTTTTGGTGATACTGGTATTCGTAAACACATGCAGAGAGTTATTGTTAACTACAAGCCTGAGTCAGCTATTGCTGCTGAGTTGCTAGTAAGATACGATAATGAAAACTCTGACTCTACTAGGCCCGATCCTTATACGTTAGATTCATCGGAAGTAGCTGCACAGTTTGGTAGTGCCTTGTTTAGTACTGCAGGTGGTGCTGTTAGGTTTGTTTTTGGCGGACCTTCACAGCCTCTTATAAGACAGCCAGTAGAAGGTTCAGGTTTTTCTGTTGTATTAAGAATAAATGATAGTGGGGAATCTGCCCCGTATTCACTTAAAGGTTTTCAGTTAGAGTATACATTAGGAGCAAGACGTTAAATGGGCGCTACATACACAAGACAATCAAACTTTACTGATGGCGATGTCATTACAGCAGACTTGTTTAACAATGAGTTTGATCAACTTCTAGCTACTCTAGCTTCTAGTACAGGCCACACACACGATGGTACTGCCGCTGAAGGTGGGCCTATCACTAAATTAATTGGTGATACTATTACACTAGGAACTGCAGCAGGTGACATATCACTTGTATTTGATGGTGGTAGTAATGACGGTACATTAAAGTGGATGGAAGATGAAGACTACTTTGAGTTTTCTGATGACGTACTTATTGCTACCAATGAGAAGATACAGTTTCGTGATACTGCTATATTTATTAACTCTAGTGCCGATGGTCAACTTGATCTTGTAGCTGATACAGAGATACAAATTGCAGCTACTACTGTAGACATTAATGGTCTTGTAGATATATCAGGCAACTTGACTGTAGGTGGAGATTTAAGTGTAGCTGGTACTACATCCTTTAGTGGTGGTACTCTTAACCTTGGTGACGGTGCAGGTGACAGTGTTGTGTTTGGTGCAGATGTAAACTCTAGCATTATACCTAATACAGATTCTACATTTGATCTTGGCTCAACAACTCAAGAGTGGCGTGATCTTTTCCTAGATGGTACTGCACACATAGATACTCTTGATGTAGATGTAAATGCTACGGTGGCAGGTACACTAGGTGTAACTGGCATTGCTACGTTTACGGATAACATTATTATTGGTGACGGTAAAACTATTGGTTCTACATCTGATGTAGATGCTATTACTATTGCTGCTAATGGTCAGTTAACACTAACACAAACACTTATAGGTACAGCGTTAGACATCTCTGGCGATATAGATGTTGATGGTGTTACAAACCTTGACGTAGTAGATATTGATGGTGCAGTTAACATGGCTACTACTGCCTTAGTAACTGGCGTCTTAACTACTACAGCTACGCAGGTAGCAACAGGTGGAATCACAAGTGGTTCAAACATTGTTTCAGACACAGACAGCACTGACGATCTTGGTACAACCAGTGTTCGTTGGGCTAACTTGTTTGTTGATGGTATTACTGCAACTGACCAGATAACAGCTACTGGATTTACTGGTACACTAGACGGTATTCTTGGGTCTGGTGCCGCTGCCGCTGCAACTGTAACATCTCTTAATACAAGTGGTGTTGTTAACTTAAACCTTACTACCGACTCAACTAGCTCAACTTCAGGTGCTTTAATTGTTGATGGTGGCGTTGGTGTAGCCAAGAAGTTATTTGTAGGTACAGACCTAGACGTTAATGGTACAACTAACCTAGACGTAGTAGACATAGACGGTGCTGTAAACATGGCAACGACTGCATTAGTTACAGGTGTTTTAACTACCACTGCAGCTACTGTCTTTAACGGAGGGTTTGCATCTAATGCTGATTCTACAATGGGTACAGATAAAAAGTTAATTTTCCGTGATTCTGCAATACACATTAGTTCAACTGCTGATGGTGATATGAGCATTGCTGCTGATGACGAAATAGATTTAACTTCAACATTGATTGATATTAACGGCAATGTAGAAATTAGTGGTACTACTACGCAGACAGGTGTAATTACAGCTAACGCTGGTGTAGTCGTAGATGAGATGACCCTTGATGCTGATACACTCACAGCTACTGATGACTTTATACTAGACGTAGCAGGTGACGTAGAAATTAATGCAGATGGTGGTACTATTACCTTTAAGGATGCTAGTAGTTCACTAGGTACAATTACTTCTAGTGGTTACTCAGGTACTGCTGCAGTTGCTACTACAGTTACAATAACTGACAATGAAAGTACCAATGAGAATAATGCAATCATCTTTGCTGCAGGGGCAGATCAAGATGGTGGTAACATTGGTTTAGAGTCAGATGGAACTTTAACTTATAATCCTAGTACAGGAACTTTAAATGCAACTAATATTTCTGTAACTGGTACACTTAGTACTGTAGACTCAGTTACAATGAGTGCTAACAATGCTGTTGTATTTGAAGGTGCTACTGCTGATGCCCACGAAACTACACTTACAGTTGTAGACCCTACAGCAGATAGAACAATTACTTTACCTAACCAATCTGGTACTGTGCCTGTACTGGCAGTAGCAAGCAACACAGCAGTTACAAGTACACCAGAAGAACTAAACGCATTAGATGGCATTACTGCAGTTGTAGGTGAGCTAAACGCACTAGACATTGGCAGCACTGCTGTTGGTACTGCTGTAGCTTCTAAGGCTGTTATACTTGACTCAAATAAAGACTACACAGGTATTCGTAACCTTACCATAACTGGTGAGTTAGATGCAGCCACCTTAGATATTAGTGGTGCTATTGATGTTGCAGGTACTTCTAACTTAGATGTTGTAGACATTGATGGCGCAGTAGATATGGCACAGACGTTGCAGGTTGATGGTATAGCAACATTCTCAGCAGTCCCAGTGGCAAATGCAGGTTTGTCTGTAAAAAACGGAAGTACTAGTGGTGGCTTTATTCAATTCTTTGAATCCGGTGGAACCTCTAATCTAAAAGTAATAGCACCTGCATTAGCGGCAGATGCAACCTTGACTTTACCTGCAGTTGCAGGTACAATAGCAACTGTTGCAGCAGCAATAGACGAAGCCACAGCCCTTGCCATTGCGCTTGGTTGATATAGGAGAAAACAATGGCTAATACATTTAAAACAATTACAAGAGATGTAGCACCAAATGCTGCAGGTACACCTGAAGTATTGTACACTGTGCAAAGTAGTACTAGGATTGTTATCTTAGGACTAACACTGGCTAACGTACACACAGCGCAAGTTACTGCTTCTGTTACTTTAGTTAGTACAAATACACAAACATCTCAGACACAAAACACTACAGCGCACTTAATTAAAGATGCAGCTATACCAGTGGGTTCTACGCTGGCTGTTCTTGATGGTAAGATCGTAGCTAACGATGGTGATGTTATTAAGGTTGACTGTTCAGTTGCAGACAAAGTTTCGGTGATAATGAGCTATATGGAGATTGACAGCTAATGGCAGGATATATAGGCACACAGGCTGTAAGTGTTAACACTACGTCAGCTACTATCTCTGATGATCTAACAGTAGGTGATGATCTCACAGTTACTGATGATGCTGCTATTGGTGGCACTCTTGCCGTAACAGGCGTCCTAACCACCACGGCTGCTACTGTGTTTAACGGTGGGTTTGCTAGTAATGATGGCTCAACAATTACCACTGCCGATAACTCTACTCAACTTACACTTATCTCTACTGACGCTGATGCATCGGTTGGGCCTGTCTTAGATTTATTTAGAAATACAACTGGTGCTTCCGCTGATGAAATCGGAAGAATACAGTTTACAGGTAAAAATGATGCAGGGACAAATCATACCTTTGCTCAGATGTATGTAAAAATCTCTGATGCAACCTCTAGTGGAAATACAGAAGACGCTCAATGGAGTTTTGACACAATAGTAGCTGGTACTGTCAGAGAACGAATGGGCATATATCAAAGTGGCATAATAATTAATCAAGAAAGTTTGGACTCAGACTTCCGTGTTGAATCAAATGGCAATGCTCATATGTTGTTTGTGGATGGTGGTACTGATCGTGTTGGAATCGGTCATGCCGCCCCGACAGTACCCTTTGCAGTTTCCGCTAATCCCGGTGCAGTAGCAACGCCTGTTGCTTGGCTTCACAACAGCGGGAATGCGGCAAACTATGATGGCGTAGTTATATCTAGCGTAAATGACGGTTCTGATGCTGAAGTCCTACACGTTAGGGCAAACAATAGCACTTACGCAAACGGAACTAGCCTCATGCTTGTTCGTGGTGATGGAGTAGTAACTGTTGCCAACAGCTTGGCTGTGGGGACTACCTCTGCTTCAGCAAAAATTACTTCAAGTGCCGCAGGGGGAACAGCATACTCTGCTGCAATAAACGCAAGTGGGGCTGGTATGCAAGTAACGTCAGAAGGTTTGTCTAACACTATGACTGCGCTTACATTTCGAACCAACCATGGCGCTGTTGGGTCTATTACTTGCGGCTCCGCAACAGCCTACAACACATCATCAGACTATCGCTTAAAAGAAAACGTAGTCTACGATTGGGACGCAACCACTCGCCTCAAGCAACTAAAGCCAGCACGGTTTAACTGGATTGCAGACGATACAAACACAACTATTGATGGTTTTCTTGCTCACGAAGCACAGGCAGTTGTACCTGAGTGTGTCACAGGCACTAAAGATGAAGTGGACGATGATGGCGTTGCAGTAATACAGGGCATAGATCAGTCTAAGCTGGTCCCACTGCTTGTCAAAACAATACTTGAATTAGAAGCACGAATAACAGCACTGGAGGCTTAGAATGTCAGGATACATAGGCGTGAAGCACAAGGATAAACAGACATGACTAAAGCTAGAACTAACGCCAGCGTAGCACCAGCCGTAGGTCGTAACATGATCATCAATGGTGCAATGAATCTGTCGCAGAGAGCCGTGTCAGTGACAGGCATTGGTGCTGCCGATGGTTATTTTACCTGTGATAGATGGGAAATAGATGTTGCTGCTACTAGTGCTGGTCGTTTAACAATGACTCAAACAGCAGATGGCCCCAATGGTATCTCTGCTAATTGCATTAAATTAGATTGCACTACAGTAGATACTAGCATTGCTGCGGGTGAATCTTTAAGGCTTATCCAAAAACTAGAAGGTCAGAATGTACAACGTATAGGCAAAGGCGTAGCTGGGGCAAAACAAATTACTGTTAGTTTTTACGTTAAGGCTAGTGGTGCATTTACGTTTGGTTGTGAGCTTTTTGATAATGATAACAGCAGACAGATAACTAAATTATTTGATACTACTACAGATTGGGTTAGACAGGAACTTACTTTCCCTGCTGATGAAGATGATGGGTCTAGTCCTTTTGCAGACGATAATGGATTAAGTTTACAACTAGCATTTTTTCTTCATGCTGGATCAAACTTTACTAGTGGCACACTTGAAACAACATTTGCTAACAACACAAGCGCCAATCGTGCCGCTGGCATAGACAGCTTCTTCAGCAACACTGCCAACAACTTCTTTATCACAGGCGTACAAATGGAAGTAGGTCCAGTAGCTACAGAGTTTGAGCAAGAGGACTTTAGTACTACGTTAGCTAAGTGCCAACGATATTACCAGAAATGGTTAGCTGATACAGCAAGTGACTCTATGTTAACAGGAGCTATGATTAGTGATACAGGTTTTATTGGTGACTATTTTTTAAAAACTTCAATGAGGTCTGTACCTACACTAGCCACTACAGGAACCTTTGCAGTTAGATTAAAAACTAATGATCGTTCACTTTCATCAGGACCAGCTTTAAATAGGGCAACCCCTGATAACGTTCAATTATCAATGACTATTGGAGATAATAATGAATCGGGCTTTGCTGGATTTTTAAAATGTGCAAGTGGCGATGATGATGCATTTGTAGAATTTAAAGCGGAGTTATAAATATGAACAATTTAAGCATAACAAGCGCACAGTATTTACATGACATTTATGGAAATAACTACGCAATTAATATTGTAGTAGATGGAAAAACTTTTTGTGTTCCCCCATCGGCAGACAACACACACTACGCAGAAATACTACGCCAAGTTGATGCTGGCACTATAACAATAGAGGATGCAGACTAATGGCAGGTTATCTAGGATCAGTACCAGTACCACAGGCTACGCAGCACCGTGAGAGCTTCACAGCTACTGAAGGACAGACTTCATTCGCTACGGCAGGTTACACCCCCCAGTTTGTGGATGTGTACCTCAACGGCTCTCACCTAAGCCCTGCTGACTTCACAGCTAGTAATGGTAGTGATGTCGTATTAGGTGTAGCTGCCAGTGCAGACGATGTGTGTGACATCATAAGCTATACACCATTTGAG